TTATCATCACTGTGCACTAAAATAACTATACTTAAGTTATCAGGAGACTGCTTTATTAGAGATTGGTAACACATTTCTTCTATACTAGCTGTCATAACATGAACAAAAGTCGATACAAAATGATACAAACCCTGAGGCCAACCATGAGTCATTCTTAAAATAAAAAACATGTTTTTTGTAGCTTTTCTGTTTTTAGTATCCAACTTTAGCCCTTTTGACTCATCTTTGATTTTGCTAACATCAAACTTGCATTCCACTAAATCTTTGTATTTGTAGTATCTTTCATCTAAATCATTAGACCGATTGTCTACCAGTAATCTAAGATCTCGTGTCATTTCAAAACCATTAAACAAAAGATTATATATGTCGTTGTCTATTAATTTGTAGTCTAGCAGTAGTTTGCACACGACTAAGAATTTGTCTCTAATGTCTTGAGGGGACCATTTTTTCATATCAGCATTCACATAATAAGAGTACTCTGAGAAATTCATTGTTGACATCATTTTAATCTTGTCATACTCAGACTTGGTTACTAGCTCTTCTGGTATCAGATCACAGAAATATCTGAAAACGGTTTGAATAGGATAGTGACACATTTTTGAAAAGAAATCTTGAATGTAAATTTCTCTATCACCGACATCTTTTTGTGGTTTTATGGAGATCATAGAGAAAGGCTTCCTGCCATTTGCTATTTCTTTGTAACCCCAAACCATAAAGTCATAGACATTGAATTCTCTGTTTCTCAGCATGCTCTCTTTACTGTCATTCAAGTCAATCAAAACGTCTTTTTCAGAAAAGAATCTTATGAGAACGTCAGTAACAATCCTGCGATTAGCTTCTTTTGACCCAGTGTAAGGATTGACCCCATTAGTATTAGTGTCAAAAAAAGAAGAGAACCCTTCTTCCATGTTCTTGTAAATATCTAGTAAATTATTAGTTCTTCTCATTTTGCAATTGACCGTTTTGTCAAATCCAGTCTTGAATAATTCTAAATCAATGTGTTTAATCAATCTTCCCTCTCGAACGTCAGAAAACACATTTGATCTCACATGAGTTTCTTTTGACAGAATGTTTGATTTTATATCTCTGATCATGCTACTGTAGTTATGAACAGAACTTGTTATATTTAGAAAAGGATTTGTGTAGAGGTTATTATCTTCTGTGTAATCTATTACATTTTTGCATTCATTTCTTAACAGAGACATTGTCGACGAATCGTCATTGAATGTGTTCAAAATGCTTATTACTCGTTCTCTCAAGAATTTTTCACAGTTCCTCTTTGGGTAGTTTTTCATATATTTATTGATTAAGCCTTTTAATTTAGATCTGTTAGATAAACTGATAACATTAAAATATTTGAACAAACTAAGAATTTTAGACACATTCTTTGAAATGTAAAAAAAACAAAAAAAATAACTGACAATAAATATCTGTTGAAGTTCTGATCCTGATCGGAAAAGTGTTAAAATAAAGTTTAGCTTTGTAATCTGCTCTTTCTACATTCATTACATAAGTTCTTGATAACACCAAACTCTGCCCCGCGTTGTTCACAAACTCTAATTCAGGAAAGAAGCCAACTTTTTTTGATTGGGTTAATTTATCGAAATTTTGTGTCTCGACTATGAAAAATAACCTGTATCTGAAGTTTTGATTGGGTGTCGTCA